CTTCACGAATTATTATAAACCCAAGGAAATATATATTATTTTATTATATCATTTCTTCAATTACAATACGTCTCTCCAATGCAGGCAACTGAGGGTTTTCCTCACCAGCCCAACTGAAGATTTGTTTAGGATGAAAATTACTAGTTACAACAAACTTAGTGGCATACAAAGGTATCATGCCACCTTTATTTTCTACAAGACACTTATATCTATCAAACCAACGTAGTAGATGATTAATATCAATACCATTGGGACCAAAATCATCAATGATAACTTCTTGTTCCAACATGTATCCATTCCACCACTTAGTACGTGGTTCTTTAATATATGCTTCAGGGTACATTTCATGAGCTCTTCTACTTTTACCAACACCAGGTGCACCAAACAGCCATAACACAGAAATGTCAGGCCTATTAACTGGCTTCTGTAAAGTTATATAGTTTCGTAACATGTTATGTCCGGAATAATACCAGGTTCCGGGCTCTTCATTAGCGAAGTCCACAAGTCCTCCATGTCCTTGTCCGATGGCAGAAACGAATTTGACTGCAAGCTCGTCTCTGGTACCTCCTCCTTCTTTAGGCCGTACACCAAATTCTCTAAATTGTCCATCTTTTGAACAATAATGGATGTTTGCGTCTGTTGAACCTGAAGCGACTTCGATATGGCAACGAGGGAGAAATCTATCCTTGATAGTTTTGAAACGAAGTGCTCGTGTAAAGATAATATATCCCTGGAGGTGTGGAGTTCCGAGTTCTCCAACCTCTTTACCAAAGATTGCATATCGCGACTCATTTTCACAAGTTCTGACAATATGGCTGTGTTCATCTTCAGTATAGTTATTGAGAGTAAAGCAATAAGCTTTTTTTGGAGTAGGCATATAAATTTACTGAATGAAACAATGATACTTATAGACACAAAGCGTAGGCCGCAAGCTTTTATTGAAAGGGGGGGGGGAGGGGTAATACTAACCCTCCCCCCAATTATTTTATTACAAATCAACAACGGAGAAAGACAAATTAAAAGATGTTATAATATTAAGACTATTTCCCGCTCCAGATGCCACTTGATTTCCAAAATATATCAAATATAATGGATAATATTTAAATCCTCGTGTGAACTGATCGCAGTCGACTTTCTTAACGTGCATTTTCTGCTTAACTTCAAATTCTTCTGATTGGTTCAACAACATTTCTTTATCATCAACAGGCCGATAAAAATATTCATCAAAATCAGCTCTATCACATAAAGTCAATGCATCTGATGATCCAAGACCAATTCCAATTCCATTATTAAAATCCGTGATTGTCTCTGCCAACCACTCACTAGCTGGAGCAACGTCATTCCCATCTGTAAAGTTTCTTTTTTGTTGTTTCCAGTATACTTTTTGTACTCTTATTCTTAAGGTGTCACCATCAGTTGATGTATTCCTAATAGCAACTCTGGTCATTCCACCACGGATAACAACCGTAGAAGGATTTAACGTTGGAGGAGTTGGAACAGTTGAAAATTGTGTAGCTTGAAGTCCACCAAGTAATGTCCAAAACGGATCAGTTTCACTCATAGGTAAAACAGAAACTACTTGCCAATTACCAACACTAACAGTAATAGGAATAGGAATAGGAGCTGCCCCACTTGAAGCAGACCTATAATGTTGTTTAGGAACAGTCATATTCCAAAGAATGCGATTATATGCTCTTTTTGATGCTTTACGAGGTTTAACTAACATATTGTTAGCACGTAATGCACGAGTATTATTTTCAGCATACTTGGGCATTTGACGCTTTGAACGTTTACGTATTGTACGTCTTTTCTTTGCACCCCATGATGGAAGTGCATAAGAACGTTTACGTTTACCCATTGTTCTGGCCATAGATAATTAATCGTCCGGGTACAGTTATTAGATTATGTAAACGATTGGGCCAGTATTTATAGACACGGCCTCACATACCACTGACCGCCAACGTATGTGTGGGCCTATTAATTTGTTGACTATACAGCTCCATGGGCCTATCGGCCCATTACGCCACAAGCGGCGGCTTCGGCACCGCATGGTTCAGCTTCACTTCACGAATTATTATAAACCCAAGGAAATATATATTATTTTATTATATCATTTCTTCAATTACAATACGTCTCTCCAATGCAGGCAACTGAGGGTTTTCCTCACCAGCCCAACTGAAGAT